TTGACTACCTCTCTCTCGGCTTTACTACCCTTACGCTTGGATGCACTACTCAAGGGATTCGTAAACAATCTTCATTACTTCAGTGGTAATGAGTTCGTATAGCGCATCATTGTTATATAGCTCATCGGCAATGCTGTTCCACTCACCATCGGTAAGGGGCTTGCCAAGTAGGGTTTCGATATCTTCTTTTGTATAAGAGTTTTCCCACACCTTAAGCTCCATAAATAATCTCCTGTGCATACTTGATTTGAACATCGTCTAGGAACATAGAATCAGGATTGAAGGAGAGGGTGACATAACTGTTGCCGGTATGGTCTGCCTTGCCATAGCGGTTTTTGACTGGTGCTACGCACAGATAACTGTCGTCTCCTTGTTTCTGCTGACCTATGGTCAGAACCATTGCTGGTATCTGGTTGACAAGACCCTGGATTGCTGACCGTGGCTGGCAGGGGTTAGCCTCAAAGCCTTCTTTGGTGTGGTGCAGAACAAGAACTGCTGCATTGGTATCTCTAGCGAGATACTTCAGTTCTTTCATTGCTGCCCGCATACCTTCGAACTCTGCGTAACCATCCATTGCTACATCCATTAGGTTGTCTACCACTATAAGTGTTGGGCTTCTCCCCCATACTGTCTCGAATGCAGACACCTCATCGTCCAAGTCTTTGAGAGTTGGAGTAGATTCAAAAGACCAGAAGAGATGGCTGTTCTGTTGCAGTATCTCATCTGCTTTCTCTGGCTCACGCTTGAGCAATGCTTCTGCCTGTTGCTGTGTAATTTTACTGGTCATAGCGATAAGGCGCATTGCCATTGTGTGAGCATTGGTATCTGCTGAGAAGTATAGGGTCGGAAACTTTGCCCTGGCTGCAATAGCTAGAGCAATAGAGGACTTACCTGCGCCGGGTGTGCCTGCGATTACTGTGACTTCGGCGCGGCGCAGAATAATTCCTGCCCTTTCAAAAGCGGCGAAAGCCGGTGGCAATGGTTCGCCACCGACTTCTGCTTTCTTGATAGAACGAGTTAGTGTTTTCATTTCACCTGTTCAGGTACGAATGTACTCCACTCGGCAGAACCAGCATTGACATACTGATTCTTGCATTTGTCCAGAGCACCCTTCGGTGCTGGGCAGAAGTAACCACGATAGATTTTACCGTCTTTACCTGTCCCTTGAATGGCTGTCATCTTGCCGTGAGCGCATCCGCGCCCACCGATAGATGGGATTGATGTGGCTGGTGCTGATACTGGAGCTTCAACAATATGTGCACCCAATGACTGTGCTACCTGTGCTGGGGACATAGCCTGTGCTGGTGCTGTTGCGCCTCGCACTGCTGACTCTAGCTCTGTTGTCGCTGATGTGATAGCAGCAAGAGCGGTTGCTACTACCTGGTCAAGCTCATCGCCTGACTCTGCTCTGACAGTAACCAGGCTACCGGCTGCTGTCTTGACTGTGATACTGATTGGTGCTTCTGTGTGACTCATTGTCTCCCTATTCGAATGGAGTGACAAGACCTTTTTTGTCTCGCCATTTTCTTACACGCATTGCAAATTGTACACCTTTCCAACCTTCTTCAATGTCTATGAAGTGCAACTTGCATAGGCCTTGACCAGCAGGTAGGTGGATGACTATTGCTTTCTGTTTGTTTACATCTCCCCAACTCCCACGGGTTGCCGTGGCTATGTCATACGGCAAGCCGTGGGCATAGATTGCTAACTGCATAGCAATGTTATTTGGATGGTCGATGCGACCAGTCTTTATATCGGCGATGAATAGTTCGCCTTTATATTCAACTAGTCTGTCTGGTGTTCCTGCTATCTTGAACTTATCCAAGACGCAGAACTGCTCTATTCTTTTTTTATTTAGTTGTGCAGTGGTCTGCTCGTATGCGACTATATCTGCAGCCCATTGCTCTGGGATAGGACCCAAGTCCTGACCCAAATCTAGTTTCTCTGTGAATGCGTGGATAGCGGTGCCGATGTTAGCTTGGGTCTTGGCACCCGCTACTTGCATAGCATCTTCAATGAATGCGTTGACTGCAAGCTTATCGTCTTGTGCTGCGCTAATGGATAGCAATAAATCTGAACGCATAGTTAGACCTATTGCAGCCATCCGCATCTTCCAAGCAACAAGTGCTGCCGGGTCATCAAGACTGTTGGCTATGGTTGTAGCTCTGGTATACGCAACAGGTTTCTTACCTTTTGGTGGAACGACTAGGGGTCGTCCGTATCTGTCGCGTTCTATTTCTGCTTTATTCATTGTGTCCCTGTCTCCTTATAGAGAGGCGGGCCAGTAAAGGAGACTGCAAAACTGACCCGCCTTCTTATCCGAAGGCTACCACACGGAGAGGCGTCACGCAGGTAGCCCCGAATATTTATCTTGAGTAAGAGTCAATCTCTATCTCAAAGGTATCGACCATACCACTGCCTTGATAGTCGTGGCTAAGGTAATCTGCTACCTCTTCTTCAGCAGCATTCTGGTCTTCGGCCTCAACATCGCAGATAGTAAAGCTGATAGTACCTGACACACTGAATAGTGCTTTGAGTTTGTTGGACCCAATAGACTCAAGCAATGCATTGATTTGCTCGATAGTAAACTCTATACTTTCTGAGCCAGCTTCATACTCATCATTGAAGAAGTCGAAGACTTGTCCTTTGATGGTAGCAATCTGGTCATATAACTTACCAATTTTTAGCAAGTCATCATTGTTGATAGCAGTAAGTCGTTGGTTCTCTGCATCAAATTTGTCCCTAGTTTTGAGGGCCATAATCAACATATCTTCGGTGTACTTGGTAGTAACACCCGCATCATTTACATATAGCAGTTCCATATTAGTCTCCTTCTTACGCCAGAAAATCTTCATCTTCTGGGGTTAACTCGTAGTGCTCATTGAACATAGCCTTGATGGCTGGGTCACCCGTGTTATGGGCTAGTTGTCTATCTAATACATACTGGTCATCCCAACTGGCAAGCCAGTTCTGGAATAGATGTTCAGCCATTGCATCGTATACTTTGTTGATGGTAAACGAATCTACATTATTTAAGAAACTCATACTCCAAGTAACTCCAATGCTCGCGACTTCAGTCCGTCGCTAGCACCGCTGATAGCGCGGACTGCTGCATTGCGCTTGTTGCCGTGGTCTGCATACTCAACAACTGACTGCCACAATGCGAACTCTGTGCCACGGATATTGTCTGTAGTTTCTGAGTTCTCATAGATGTTGAGAGCCATAGCCCTGGCTGCTCGGGCACGGCTTCTTGCCCGCTTCTCACCTACTGTGAGCATAGATTCGTGTGCATTATCTATCGCTGTTGGTAGTGGGAATATCTTCTTGAAATAATCCACTGCCTGACTGCGGATAATCTTACGCTCCATAAGATTGTTAGCCAGATTAGAATACAAATCAAACTTATCTTTGGATAGATGAAGGATGGTTGCTATTTCTTCTGGATTGAGGACTGAACCACTGGTGTGCCTGAGAGTATAAGTAAAATCATTTTTGTTTTTGTAGATTTTATTTATCTGATTCTTGCACCAGAGTCGTTCAATGATGGGCTTGATGACAACAGAACTACTGCCATCGTGGCTGGTCTTAGCAAGGATGAAGCCCTTGTGTGGGTCATCTGCAACGGTGATGTTGAGTGGTAACTCAAGCAACATCCATACCTTTGCACCACCATCGTATTCACCTGCAGCTGAGTAGATAGCATCGCCAGTCTCGATAAGACTGTCGAGTGCTGAGAATACTTCTGCATTCTGAAATATTTGATAGCGTCCACCAACTACACCAAGCGGTGTGACTTCACCAAATGGTGTTGTTTTAATAACTGCTTTCTTGTTATCAATTGGTATGCGATTAACTGTTAAAGGATAATCACCTGGGATTGTGTAGTTGGCTTCGATATTATGCAATGATACTGACCAGTCTAATCCTGCTTGACTGGCTACATCACTGGCTGAAGTTGCTGTGACTGCAGTGCCAGCGCGAAGCCAGTTGGACTGGTTCTTGGCTGGCACATTAGCTGTGATGGTTGTCATTACTCATCCGCCAATTCAATGTATGCAAAACTTCCATTCTTATTGAGTTCATAGAGGCGCTTCTTGATATCATCAAGATTGCAACCTGTGCCCATCAATTCTTGAAGGCATTGCTGATTCATCAAAGCAAAGTAATGTTCTGGAACATTGACTACTCTGCTATATAACTCAGAGTCCACAAGAACTCTGGATACAAACTTATGTCCATCGAATTCAAATGGGTAGATAGCAAACTTCGTCCCATTATTTTTTTCTACTGTCTCCATTTGGTTGTCTCCTTTTTATAGGTATCTTGCTACTGAGTTGTAAGTTGAGGTGCTTACAACTTTTTCATCTGTCATCCTGAGAATACGAATTGCATTCTCAATCTCTTCTACCATATCTTTGTATTGCCAGTGATTGATAATAACAAAGTCTCGTTCTGGTTGTGCTGGCAATACTACGGTTGAAGGTAGATTGATATCGACATTTACTTTGCCATCGTGGCGAGTAACAATTCTGATATCTTCCCACTTGTTGATATTGGCAGCAGCAATTTTGATAATATCTTTGTTATATTTTTCTAAGGTTTTATTGTATTTCATTTCATTATTTATCTGATTTTCTTTGTCTAACTTTAGTTGCTTTAGTTTATTCTCTAGAGCTTTGATTACTTTGGTCGTTGCTATCTTGACATTGATAGCTTTGTTTCTTGCCATTATATCTCCTTTGTTTGTGCTTTGTATACTGACTCGTATGTGTCAGCAACTCTCTCTGTTATAGCTCGCAACTGTTGCCAGATAGCCATCTCTTGTTCTTGCAACTGGCGTAGTTGCTCTCGTTCTTCTGGTGTCAATACCATCCGTAGTTCCTCCAATGCGCCCAAGCAACTGATGGTTTCTCATACCGGTGTTGGATATACACCAGCCCCCGCTCAATCTGTAGCGGGGCTGGGGTATCTGGTGACAAGTTCAGTAACTGTGGTATGCCGAACGCTGAACTGTTTGGGTTCTTGGCATCTGGATTCCAGGCAGACTCTTTGCCCCATAGTTTTGCCAATGCACGGAACTCGCTGCGGTCCCATTCTGGATACAAAGTTTTCATCAACAGTCGTGCATATACTTTCGACAAGTGTTTGTCCCACACGATAGGTATGGATTCTCGTAACCTCTCGTCTTTCATATATGTAGCTACGGCTGCTGCATAACTTTCCGATGGGTGTCCAAAGATTTGTGACCAGAAGCTGAGATACCACGCCATCACTACTGCTAGAACTTGTTTGAAACGAACCATTTGATTCCCCTGTAGGTAAGGTAAGCAAGTCCGGCAACGAGAAGCCAGGACTGCAGTGGACTGAGGGCATAGACTTCAATTGGAATCTCGTTCATTACCTAACTCCTTTATGTGTATGACTTTGTATTCCTCATCAATAATAAGTGTGTCTGTAAATAGCCAGTCGGCTGGGTCTGTCTCTGACTTGAGTTCAATGGTCATTCGATATGTCTTCATTTGTATATATCAATCTCAATAGACTCGTCGGCTATTTCTTGGGTGTAATTAGTCTGGTCAAGTATGTGCTCAACTATCTCTGCAATTTGCCGTCTTGCGTGTAGTTCATTGGCAGCACGGACCTTGATAGACCATTGAATCTTGACAATGGAATCGTAATCGTCCCACACATAGTCAGTTGTGGCTTGAGATATAAGTGTCACTTCGTCTCCTTTACCTGTGGTTTTGAATGGTCTATTCACTGGTGTCAGCCGAATAGAACTTGGTTGCAGCACAAGGATAGCAATAGGCGCTGGACTCAGACCAGTCTGTGCGTTTGATTTCTATTTGGCTACCGCACTTCATACATTCTGTTGGTATATATGTCGTTGCCATTATTGAATATGCCCTTCTGCCATTAGTCCTTGCAGTAGATTGAATGCCTTGCTTAGTTCTTTCTTGATATCGTTAGTTGTCAAAAGGTTTGGCGATAGTTGTTGTTGTGCTGCAATGATGGCTGTTTGCATATCAATTATATCTCTTGTTGTATAGCCAAGCATTAGTCCTCC